ATTTCCTAGGGGGGTGTATTTTTCAAGACCCCCTCCCCTAGTATCGATTTCTTTTTATTTTTTAATTATTCTTTTATATTCTACAATATTTCCTTGTTTGTCTATTGCACCAGTTTTTATTAGTACTTTCATTGCTTCTTCTTTTATTGCAGCGGTTTCTTCATCAGACAACTGATCAGAAGTAGTTGCAAGTGAAGCTAAACGATTACATGTGTTGTAACCTTTTGTAATGTCATAAACAAACCATTCATTAAATTGTTCAAATGGATCAAATGGATTGTCTATTGTAGTTAATCTTACTTCTTCCATAATTTACACTACTCCTTATTATTTAAATATTTTAATACTGTAGATGAAGAAACACCTAATGCTTCAGCTATTTCGGCTGTTGTATAACCTGAATTTTGCATACTCTTCATTCTACTTATTTTAGTAGGACTAAGAGTTACTGTTTGTTTAGGTGTAGCTAATTGTCTAAGAGTTGTTTTATTTGAATTCTTAAAAATTGCATCTAATTTAGATGGCGAAATAGCACCAGCTTGTATTGCTTCCCATTCTTTAGGTGTAATTTCTACAGGATTTCGTTTAGCACCAACTTTAGCTCTAGCATTAGTTAATTCTTGCTGTTTAATTCTTTGTTTTTGTTCAGTGCTGTATTCCGGATGATCTTTAATTCGTATAGCAGCGGCAGAAGCTGATATTAATTGAGCTTGTCTTTCTTTAGGAGCATTTAATAATGATTGATTTAATTTATACTCTAAAGAATTAGCTTCATTTTTATATGTCTTATTTGCAGCAGGTGAATAAGGTATTGATTGAGTTGCTAAAGCTTCTTTTCTAGCTTGTAAAGCTAATGATTTTAACTTATTAGCATATGCTGCATAAGCTTCTTCTTGTGGTGTTCCTGATGATAATGTTTTAGCATCTGTTGTAAGTCCCATTTTTGGAACTGACGAAGTAGCGTATTTTTTTATTATGGTTGATTCAGGAACTTCTTGTGTGTATCTTCCGCTTTCATCTTTTACATAATACTTTCCATCTTTACCAATAACAGCAGACACATCTTTTTTCTTACCCTTTGAATTTACAACTGTAGCATTTAAGTATGTTCTGTTTGTATCATGATAAAGTTTCTCACCTGTTTTAGGGTCATAATAAACAGTCTTCTTTTTAGAAGCTGGTATTATTTCTCCTGTTTTATTAATCATATAAATGTCGTTATCAGGGTCAATTAATGTAACAGGTTCATTAGTGTCTCTAGTAAAGAATGCTCCTTCTTTTCTCTCTTTAACATTAACCGGAGATTTTGCTTGAGAGATTAAAGTCGATGCACCAAAGACAGTTTTTCCTTTGTCATTAACTTTTCCTTGATAGTTATTTTTTAATTCTGCTATACCATTGTCTTCATATGATTGCTTATAATCTAGTTTATGCTTTTCAGCATCAATAACAACCATTGAATGTCTTACAGCTCTTTCTAATTCATCATTTGTAGCTCCTTTTAAAGTCATATCTGTAATTAGATTTGAAATTTTACCCATTTCAGTATCTGTATTTTTCATGACTTTAAATTCTTTTCCTCCACGATAATAATGAACATCTCCATTTTTATCTACGATTTCTTTATCAGCTCCATATCTTAATGTTGGACTAAATCCTTCCAATCCTTTAAGTGGTGGAGTTGAAGAAATATTAAATTTATTTGTTAATGGGATAACCATTACAGTATCACCATCAAAATCGGCACCAGATAATCTTCCAGCAACATTTGAATTTATTCCTATTGCATCAACTGGATTTGCTGATAAATATTTTTTACCTTCTTCGTTACGATTATTAACTGTAACAATAGGTATTTCAAAAGTTCCTCCATGAGGATATCTAACCAAAGCCAATTGTGAACCATCTTTGTATGATGGAGCATATGCTTCATTATCTTTTAAAGATGTTATCGGCATAATAACTTGATACTTTTGTCCTGGTAATGCAGCTGCTTGTAAACTTACAGCGGCAGATTCACAATCGTCAGCAAATGACATTAATAAATTTTTCTTTATTGTTGGATTAGTTAAAGAACATAATTCATTGTATTCATCTTGTTTGTCATCCAAAGCCAATTTTATTTGTTTATTTATCAATGGCATATTTTGTTTTGCTAAAAATTGTGATGGCAATTCATGAGACCATTCTCCCCATTCACTTTCATCTCTTGCTTTATTTATCAATGATAAAGATTTCTTTTCTCCAGTAACTGGATCTGTATAATTTCCATTAGGATCTAAATAATATGATTGTCCTCTTGGCGGAATTAATGCTCCAAAAGGATTTACAGGATCGTCTTTAATTTTCTTTAAAACATCCATCTTTTCCACATCTTTAGTTTTATTAGTATTAAATATAACATCTACTCCATCTGGAAAGTCTTTTGGGTCGCCATAAACAGCCATTCCTTTTAAATATCTATTACCATCAACTAATATTCTTACTTGAGCATAATGAGATTCACCTAACGATAAATCTTTTACACCAGGTCTAATCTCCATAACACCATCTTTATCAATTCCGCCATCTTCAGCATATCTAATTTTTAATCTATCAGATTTCATTGAAGACGGGTATACAAAAGTTGGTTCAAATGTTTTGCCTTCATCTCGTGAAGTGTATTCTGTAATAGAATGAACATTTTCATAATTAAATATCTCTTTGTGTTCTGTTCCTGGAGGACATAATACTTTAATTGTAGTCATACGTCCAGGATTAGTTGCTTGAGGAACTCTTCCTCCGTATACTTCATATCCTTCCATTTCAAGAATATCAAGAGCTTGATTTAATTTTTCTCTAGGAATACCAAGTTGTCTATCAACTCCGGCACCAACATCAATCATTCCTTTTTCATCAACACTATTTTTAAGTTTTTCTGCAACAGTTTTTGTTACATTCATTCTTGCTTTAGCATCTTTGTTTAATAATGATCTAACTGATGATTCTCCCTTTAATCCCATTTGTCTAGCTATCTCTGGATTACTTAATCCATCAGCTTTAAGAGATTCTGCTCTCTTTACTAATAAAGCTCTTTGTTCATCTATTGCTATAGATTTTGCTGCTCTATATTTAGTAGTTGACATACCTAATGATTCAGCAATATCTTTTTCTTTTAATCCTTGTTTTTCTAACTCTCTAACTCTACTAAGGAAATCTCCAGAATGTTGAAAAGGATTTTCACCAGAACCCCAAGGATATCTACCAGAACGTCTTGGCATTCCGTAATGTTGAATGTATTCTTCATCTGTCATAATCATATCGAGTACATCTTCTTCTAAAATATCTTTTTCTTGCATTTTAAATATCCTTTCCTTTTCTATAAAATTTCTTTAAGTAAATTAACTTTCTTAATAATATTCAACATAATACTTTCTATTTGTTGACTTAATTTAAACTCTTCGTTATGTAAATCTAAACATATAACGTTTGGTTTAAATTCATTTTCAATTTCAGTATTTTGATATATTCTTAATTCAATATTTTCCATATCTCTTGGTTTAATATTGTATTCTAAAAAGAATAAAGCGGCATATATCATTAATTGTTCCATTGACGCTGGTGATATACCAGTCTTTAAATCATGAATTCTTAAAGTCTTTGATTTCTCATCATATAGAATTGCATCTGCAGTTCCAAAACAATAAAAGTCATAATATAAAATAACCTCTGAATCCATTCTGAATCCAATAGCGTCATTTACAAATGGAACTAATACTCCTAATATCATTTCGGCATCATAAGAATTTCTTGGAATACCACGAGATAAAAGAGTAATATCAATAATATGTTTATCTTTCATATTTAATTTAATTCTGTTTTTAATACAATTTTGTGCCAACTCATGTATGATAGTTCCTACATCAGCAGCATAAGAATTTAAATATCTTTCAATTGTAATATTGTCATCCCAACGAAGCCAACTATATTTGCTAGGTCCTAAGAAGGCGTGTAATCCTTCATACTTAGAATGATCATTCCATTTCATAATTTTATGTTCCTCCTAAAATATCAAATTCTGAAATACGATTTTAATTTTTTGAGAATGTCTTCTTTATTCTCTGGAAATATAAAACTAGCGAACGCCATTAGTTTATACTTCTTAATGTAATAATCTTGATTTGGTCTATGTGGAGCATGCTCATTATCTTTACATTCAAGACAAGCATATTTTCCAAAATATAAAATTAATAAATCCGGTGCGCCTTGACATTCATTTGGGTCAAGATGAAAAACTTCGCAACCTGGAAATATCATTTTAATTTCTTTAATAAGTTTAGACCTAAATTTTGATTCATTCCTTTTCTTATATTCTGCCATATAAGCATCTTCTCCTAAAAATATAAAAAGTAAAAGGGAATTGTAATCCAAAATATAAAATTATGAATTAGACATCCTTTCTCTTCATTAAAGTATATGTATTTGATGCGTGGCAAAAATATCTGTGTCAAAAATTTTTTAAAAATATACTTTTATTTACGAAAAAAATATTTAAAAAAAAGTCTAAAATTAAGAAAAAAGTGTCACAGAAATTTTTTACAAATATAAAATAGCTAAAAATAGCCAAAAACCATCAAAAAAAGCCAAAAAGTGCCCAAAAACAGCCAAAAACGACCATTTTTTTGTCCACGTTCGTAGATTTTTCTTGTGACACTTTTGTGACAAAAATGCGTTTGTGACACTTTTTTTCTACATTCGTAGATTTTTTCATTTTTCGATTTTCTACGATCGTGGAAAATTTTTGACAAGAAATAAAAAATGTCACAAAAATTTTAAGCAAATCTTGTCTACGTTTGTGGAAAATTTTTTATTCAAAAATATAAAATATTCATTGACTTTAGCACCATTAAAGCCTTATAATAAAAGTCCAAAAAGGAGACAAATATAAATGATTGAACTAACTTTTCATGTGACTGACATACTATATACTGATGAATATAATCACGTAACATCTATAGAAAATTTTATTATTGAAGACAGTATTGATGTAACTATAAGAATCTTCAAAGAAGACAAATATAATTTTCAAGTAATAGAAGATTCTATAAAATTAGAATTAGATGATTACTTAGAATCCAATGGTGTTTACGAATATAAAGTATACCAATTCACATACCAATTAATAGAATAGCTCTAAAACAAAAAGGAAATGTATTCTAAGCTAAAAGCCTAAAATATAAATCCTTTTTTTTTTATTAAGCTTGTTCTACTACAGGTAGTTCGATTTTACTATTACCGTAAACATCAGTTAATGAATAATGTTTGTCATATTCGAAGCCTTCATATATGCTTGGAATAATATGTGTAATCTTAGAACCATTAGTAAAAAATATAACAAACTCCGTAACATAGTCAACGGACTTATCAATCTTCTTCACTTCAGTTTTCTTAAACATTATTTCTGCTGCAACTAGTTTTGAATCACTCATATAAATATCCTTTCTAACATGGTCTAAATAAATTTCTTAGATAATCTAATCTTAATCCTAAAACATCAGCCATTTGAATGGCAACGTCAACTGGTGGAATTCTATCCCCATTAACATACAAATATAAAGTGGACCTTCCGATGCCTACATTATCGGCGTATTCCTCGTATCTTATTCCTCTTATTTCTAATATCTTTTTTAATAATGTTGGATACTCATAATTAGCCATTTGTTATTTCTTCTCCTTATAATAATACAATATCAGTCTTTTTTATTAATACATTGAAACCATTGTATTTAACTACATAAAAGTCTGTTAAAATATCAATGATGTCAATTTCAGTATTTTTAGGAATGTATTTATCACTTTTAGAGAAATCATAGAAGTAAGCATTAGTTAATGTCTTCCCCTTTAACACTTTCATTGTCATCCTTTTGAATTTCGATTTTAGTGTTAAGTTTATCTAATATATTCTTAAGTGCATGTGGATCATATATAATACAATCATCCAAAGCACTTACTTCTTTTAAATCTAAATCTATGATGTCTAACTTTAAATTAAATGTATTTTCAGTTTTTGATGATACATTTTCTAAAAGCAACTTTCCAAATTCATTAAAATACTCTTTTCCTTTTTCATATAAATCAACACCTTTGTCAGAGTCTTCCTTTATATAAGTATTAATAAATATAAATTTGATACCATCTTCTGCAATAGGTGTGCAAGTAACATTATGAAGAATATAGGTTTCATATTTATTATCACCAATAGAACCAATCTCCTTCTTCAATTGAGCAGTCTTCAAATATAATTTTAAATCATCATTATTAGAATCAACAAAACGTATTTGACGACATTCAAATGCTCTAATTGACTTAAATACCTTTTTATTATTTTCCTGTGCCATTTTTGCTCCTCTTGTATTTTTTATTTTTCTTATTAAAATCTTTTTTATTTTTAAATTTATTCTTTTTCTTTATCTTTTCCTTGTAAGGTGCGTCTTCGTACATAACCTTTTAATAACTTCTCCTAAATATAAATTTACATATTACCTAAAGTGCACGGCCTTTAGATAATAAATTGTATCGATTTAAGGTATGATATAAATGTGCTAGTAGTATATTTTTCAGAGTTTTTTATTTGGATAATGTGTATGAATATTTTAAATCCCTTCCGTGCAAGGAATATAAATTAATACTTTGAAAATTCAGGTGCAAACTTCAATTCATTAAATTGTTTTTTATTGACAATAGCTTTGCTTATAGCTCTATCGATGTTTGCAGAAGATTTCAAGTGATAATAATATAAATCAGTATATGGTGTGTTCATTCTATATGTTCTACCACAAGCCTGTTTAATTTTCTTATAAGAATAATTTTGAGAATAAAATGCCATAGAGTCTGTTGTTATACAATTCCAACCCTCACACCCAGCAGTATATTGCACTAAGTAAACCCATTTATCACCGGTTAAAATATCTTGATGCTTATGACCATTCCATTCACTAAAAGGATAGTTCATTTTTATGAGCAAAGAACGAAGTAAATCCAATTCATAATCGAAGGAATAGAATATAATAATTTTTGGATGGTCTTCTATTATTTTAACAATAGCATCAAGTCTACTTGGGTCACTATTAACAATTTGCCTCAATACTAAACAGTATTCCCCAGCAGTTCTAATAGGCTCATCTTTATATGGATTCCACCTATTTTTAACTACGTCATTATATTTCTCTTTATCATAATTAACTAAAATATCAATATGATGTTGCTTTGTAGTTCTATAAACATTCATGTCTATAAGAATATTATTTCTATATTTAAACAAAATACCAGTGTTTATGTATCTTTCAACTTTCGGATACTTAACAAATCTACTAAATATAACGTGTTCTCTAAAAAACTCGCTTCTTGTTTTAAAATATCCATTTGCTAAAAACACAGGAAGATAATCCATCCAAACATCGCCTGGTGTTGCGGATAGTAATATCCATTTATTGTTCTTTGCTAATTTAAGAAAAGTATTAACCCATGTGCCTTTACCAACAACTCTTTGCTCGTCAAATATAAAAAATGAATTTACAACATTTCTATATTTACTTATATTATTCCAAGAATCGATTACAACTTTGTTCTTATATGGAGAATGCTCATTGGGATTTGGAGTTAATCTAAATAATGCTAATTCCTCATCCCATTCGAGCCTATCTCTTTTCTGAGCAGTCGTTATAATATATAAATCACATGGGTTTTTCATATAAACATAATCGTCAGAATATAAATCCCCACCGTTTACTTTATAGTAATATCCAATAGAAGTTCGACTTTTTCCAGAACCAACATCACCGTTTAGGATACAACCATTCTTCATTTTGTCTATAGTCTTTAACTGTGCATCACTTAAGAACTTAATTGACATTTTTCTTGTTTAATCTTAATATCAATATTTCTTCTAAATGCTTCTTTGTATACACTTATACAAGAACAGCCATTGTTTAAACTTTCAAACTCGTTAAACTGCTTCTCAGTTAAATATATAATACAATCATAAAGAGTAGTTAAATCATAAACATTAAGTTTAGAGCCTTTTAGAATATAAACGTCAAGTCCAGATTCTTTTTCATCTAACTTTACTAACATTTTAATAAACTAATGCTTTCAAAATAATAAGCAGTAATTCCATAGATTGACTTTGTGCCAACTACAGAATACAAACCACTGTCTTGACTTTGCTCTAAAACCCCACAATATTCGTTTATTTCTCCGTACAATAGTACTTCAGCCTTAACTTCTTTTCCAATAAAAGGTTGTAACTCCTCATCTTTCATTGTGCAAACCTCCTAAATATAAATTAATTATTCTTCTGAACCTTCATAATTTACATCATCTTCATCCCAGTCGTCATACTTACCACCGAAATCAGATTCAACGATTTGAATTCCTCTTAATTCTTGTAAATATCCAGTAACTTTTCCTTTAAATTTAGGTGATTCATAAAGATTAATCTTAACATCAATTGATTCAAAGTTAACTCTATCTAGAATATCAACCTTGTTACCTTTTAAAATCTTAGGTTTCTTTCTCTCACCATCACAAATTGGATATAATTTAATAAGTGGTGGATAGTTTGATTCAAGACTAACTTTAACACTAATATGTAAAATATTAGGTGAATCAGGGTCTTCCTTATTAACTGGTGTTTGTCTAACTTTAAATCCTCTCTTTAGTAACTCATCAGCTACTTCTGGATTTACAACTAAGTTAAATGTTCTTGCAGTGTTACCCCAATCATCAGGATTACCTGCAAAATTATGATAGACGATAGAGGCATTTCTAACCTCTAAAGTCTTTGGTCCTAATATAAATTCGCTGTTTTTTAAGTTTTTAAGAGCTTCCTCTTTGTATTTACTCATTTAATGTTTTCTCCTTTTTTTTTTAATATAAATAATTAAAACGGCATATTTTCATTGTACATTGGATGCATATTTGTTGTTAATCCATCCATAGTAACCATTTCCTCTTCACCGTCAACCGGTCCATTTCCATATACAACTCCTTGATAAGGGTCATTAGAAACAAACCACTCATAATCTCCATAATGAGATATAGCATCTATTGCATCATTTACTAATGCGTCATAATACGAAATATCAACATCTTCTTGCTTATTATTTGCTATGACTTCTTCGGTCTCTAACCATCTATAACCTTTAGTACCAGTTACAGTGTTAAATCCTACAGTTCCATCAGACTTTAATTGGTCTCGTAGTAATAATCCTCCACCTTTACCAGGTTTTATAGGACAGAATAAACCAATACGACCTACAAATTTGTATTTATGGAAACTTTCTATTTTCTTATTGATTTCTTCGTCAGTCATCTCACCATATAATTCAGCAAGTTTTAATCTGGCTTTAGATGGACTTGACTTCTCAATTCCAGCTTCATAATTAGCTAATTGAGTACGAATATCTTTTACTTTATTATAGACTTCTTCCATATTGTCAGGGTCTAATCCCTCATTCATATCCAAATATAAAGATGTTTTAACAGACTTAGTCTCACATAAGTCTTTGAACTCAATAGGTTCATGACTGAAACACTTCTTAAATACATATGGTACTGCGAATTGTGCTCCAGTTGCAGTCCATTTACCCTTTTCACTTTCTGGATAAGAGTATTTAGCAATATAAACTGCATCATTTACTAAGCAAATTCTGTCATATGTTGCTTCGTGCTCAAATGTATAACCATATTTAGTTGCAAAGTCCATACAAAAATCAATAATCTCTTTTGTTGCATCTGGTATCTTAATAGAATCGGTCTTAACATGAATTACTTTAAATCCTCGTTTAATAACCTCATCATAAAGAGTCTTCATAAATAAAGCTCCTCTTAAAGCAACAATATTGTTTTCATTTCTTGGATCTTTAGCAGGATTATCAAAACTAGCTGATGTTAAGCCATATACAGAATTTATAGGTGTCTTTAAAGCTGTAGATAATGCTTTTGCAGTTTTAGGGTCAGTTAAATATTTATCAATTTTACCTCCCCAACGCTCCTTAGCTTTCTCATAGTCACCGTGCTTAATATCAACTCTTGTCTCTACAAGTCTTTCAAAATTTGGAGTGTATTTTCCAAATATATTAAGTGCTATTGCAGAATGAGGATGCATTGAGGCAATATCAAGTAATGCAGTGTTTCCATACATTCCAGGTTCGGCTAATACTAATCCGCCTAATCCTAAATCGATTCCTCGATACATGTTTTTCTTAACATAAGTCTTCTTCTTCTCATCCCACTCTTTTACAAATTCATAACCAGGAAATTCTTTACTTAAGTCTGTATAAACTAACTCAGGTTTCTTTTCATTTCCAAATATCAATTTAAGAGTTAAACTATTTGTTGTATCATTAACAGTCATTCCAGTTAAATCGGCTAATATCTGTCTTGCTAAGAAATCTTCTTGAGTGGCATCAAATACTGCTTCAGTAGATATAACATCGTTATCACAATACTCTGATACCTTTGGCCATAACTCTTCTGGAACTGGCTGGTCCCAAGGTAAACCTAATTCTTGATGGTGTATACCCAATTCAATTTCCCACTTCTTAAGATTCATCTTATTAGCTGCACTACAATAATCGTAAATATCAGTCCATGACATGTTATATGCTTCTCTGAAATACTTTGAATTATCATTCTTCCCGTCGTCACCAATAATACGCTGACTCAATTCGTATAATTCCTGATTATTGTAGCCAATTATTCTAGCATACATAATATGGTTATCATAATGTCTACAGTTGAATCCAACTAATCTATATTTCAATAGTGCTTCAACTTCCCAAGGCTTAGGATTTATCATTCTTGTAATTGCCTTACCTTTACCTTGAAATTTCCAATTTAATAAAAATAAATTAGGAAAAACTTCACAGTCAAAGAATACAATAGGTGCCTCTTCATCGTTCTTTACTTCACTAGGCTCCTCTGATTTGAAATGCATCTTTGTAACCAAGTCCAAACAATAGTCAGATTGGTTCGTAGAGCCCGCTGCAAAGCCGATTATTGTGTTTTCCATATCAGATACGTCATATTTCATACCTGAGTTATAAGCATCCTCTAGAACCTTAAATATAAAGTCCATAGAAGGCTTTGTTGCACCCATATATTCCTTGTTTAAATTCTTTCGTATTATAGTTCTTAATGCCTTTTCGTTCTTAATAGTGTCAAAATTGACCACTTTAGTTTCTCCTTTCATTGGTAAACCAGAACTAATTGTATTAATTGGAATATCATTACATTTGGTTAGTTTACGTCTTAGTGATGAATTGCCTGTAAATATCTTTATTTCAATATTGTCAGCATATATACGACTAATCTTAGTTACATCACCATTGTAAATATAATGTAAATGTATTCCTCCGCCAGATTTACTTAACTCAGCATAAGTCTTAGGCCATTTGGAAGCCTCCTCTAAATTCCTTTCAAATGACTTATTACCTTGCTCGTCCTTAATATCAAAATCAATGACTATTAAGTTCTCTGGAACTTTAAGATAGTGAACTTGCTTTGTATCAATATCTTTTAATGTTGTAGTAACTTCTGTCCATTTTCTTCTTGGTGTTTCTTTATCTGTAGCATATTGAGCCGGACAATCTCTACAGAAAATATCAAGTTTGGACGCTTGTTCTTTAAAATCTATTTTGTATGATTCTAAAATATTGTTTGTTATCATGGATGGTGTATATCTAACTTTATCTTGTCCATCCATTTCATTAATTAAATCAGTTTTAAAGCCTGTATAATAACTTCGTACCCAATCTTCTCCTACTCTAACACGCTCTTCATAATTGTCAAAATAATTCTTTAATTCTGCTTTAAATACACGTTTAGAATATGGATAAGGTACCTTTGCTTCCTCAACATATGCATTATACATATCCCATGCTTGCTTAAGAGTTACTCCATTCTCTCTTTTAAATATCATATAGCTATCTAAAATGAAGTTATAGAAATCATTAGTTTCACCCATCATTTGCATTGGAATATAATCTGAATAATATTCGGGATCTTCTAAAAAGACTTCTTTACAATGAAATGCTATAGCACCAAGTTCAAAGTCTATTTGATTCATTAATTTTCTATATTCAGCATTATCAATCTTTTTACCTGTTGGACTAACATCTATTAAACGTCTAATCATACCAGATTTAGCGTCTGTAATCTTAACAGGTTTATTAGATGCTACAAATAGAAAACTTTTAAAACTAGCAGAATATAAAGATTTATGTTTTTCATTAACTGTCATCTGCTCGTGTGATATTAAACTATTTAATTTGGTATTGTTCTCTATTTTACTTAAATCACCATCATAACTAATAGCGACTAATGGATTCTCCTTAAATTGTTCCATAGCGAATTCACTATTAGCTTGACCAAGTGATTCAGCATTAAAAACTGAAGTGTATCCTTTAAATAGTTTTTTTATTAC